ATGCTGTCACCGTCTTCCCGTTCAAGTAGGTGTATCCGTAGAACGTAACGTTCAGGGAGTTGCCGACCGCCTGGGTGGGCGTGCAGGCGTCATCCAGTTGCCAAGCTGAATAGATCGTGTCGCCGATGTCAAACAATTTCGCGGAGAACTCGATGTGGCAGATGCCGGTCACCGGGTCCTGCGTCAGCATGCACAGGCTGTCCAGCGCGCCATCGGGGCTCGGCCCGACCGTGATGCTCTGCACCGTCCGCGCGCTGCCCAGGACGTGGTGATGCCACCCCACGAACACGGCGGGCTCGCTGCTGAACAGCGACGTGCGTTTGTAGGTGCAGCCGGACAGGGTGCCATTGGCCATGCGCAGCCAGATGACCGGGGCGAGTTCCTGCTGGTAGGCGATCTCAGAAATGCCGCTGACCGTCAGATGTTTGCCGGTCTCGGTCAGGTTCGGCGCGGTGTATTTGCCCGAGAAGGTATCCGCGAAGAACTCGAGCAGCTTCCGCTTGTAGCGATGCACCACGGCCAACGTCAGGCCCGTCCGCTTGGGCTCGATGTTGGCGCAGCCATATTTGGTCTGGCGGTGCGCCTGGATGCTGGTGGGCGTGATCGGATCGTTTAGCTGGCTGGCGTGGATCAGCCACTCACCTTCCTGCGTGCCGCACAGGATGCCCTGAGCGTCCGGCTGCAGCCAGTAGATCGGGTTGACCGTGCCGCTGTCGAACTTCGCCGAAATGCCGTTGCTGTCCGCCACGGTGCCGTCCGGCGAGGTCGGCGAGAACGAGGAGAGGTTGTTCGATACGCTGCCGTAAACGCGGTTCTGGCTCGAGATGTTGGCCCCCGTCAGCCACAGACGCCCCTGGTGGTAGCAGCCCGCGGTGGGGTAGCCGGTGGTGCCGCTGAATGCGCCCATCTGGAATAGCACGATCGGGTTGCTCGGGTAGAGGAGCACCGTCGACTGCAGCGTCACGGTGACGATGTTCGGCGGCGACACGGCGGTGATGATGCCCCAGGTCCACGCGGCCACGCCAGCGCCGCTCACGGGCGCCCAGTAGGTGGGGCTGATGTCCGGCTGGGTGCCCGCCGGCACCGTGATGATCGCTTGGTAGTAGGCCGCGGTGCCCGCTGGCTGACCGATCGGGTAGGTCACGACCTGACCGGCCGTGTAGCCGCCGGAGGGGCTATAGTCGAGCGGCTGCTGCCAGATGCGGATGGAGCGCCCGGTGTCGGTCGAAAGGGCTCCGACGTTCGGGTTGAACCCCGAGCCCGAGGTGGTCAACTGCCAAAGCGAGGGGCTGACATTCGGGGCCGCATCGAAGTTCGTGGCCAGGGCGATATAGTCCGCACCGGCATAGGTGACCACGTCCCCGGCGGCATAGGCGGCGGTCGAGGACCATGCCGTGAAGACCCCCGACACGTTGATGACCGCGGTGCCACCACCGGAGACCACGGTGAGTTCAGCCCCGTTGGTCGGGTCCAGATAGGGGCCGTCGAGGAACTGCGCCGCCACGAAGTTGAACGTGGCGAACTGGCTGCTCGAGGGGATCGTGGAGGCGTTCGTGAGCGCCGACAACTGCCACGGGGGCTGCGTGCCCGACAGGAGTAGCGTCTGCGTGCCGCTCTGCACCGACCGGAGGGTCTGGATGTCCGCGGCCAGCCAGGGAGTGGTGAAGTTCAGGACCTTCGAGACCTGCAGGACGACCCCCGGCCCCCAGTTGAGCGCGGCGCCATTGATCGGCACGCCGAAGTCATCGGCGATGGAGAACTGCGTGCCGTTGATCACCGTGATGAAGAAGGTGCGGTTCTGCAACTGATTGCATTGCGCGGTCGGGCTCAGTGCGACGAACTGGAACGCGACCTGATCCAAGCTGGCCCAGGGCGATGCGCTGTCGATGGTGATCACCGCCGGCGTCGCCGTGCTGATCGACACCACGTTGCGGACATCCGGGTTCATCACGAGGTTGGGGCCGGAGAACAGCCGCATGATACCGGGCGTGAATTCCATTACGTAGGGCGATGCCTGCGCCCAGTCGAAGCTGATCACGCGGCCGAGCATGCCCTGGCGCGTCAACTGCGCAAAGCGGAACCCCGCGCGACGCGGCGCGGCCCCCTCCTCGATTGGCAAGCAGTTCAGCATCGACTGCATCGCGCTGTCGTATTTCGGGTGCTTGATGCGGCCCTGGAAGTTGGCGGACCACTCCCCGCCAAGGAAGTTGTCCTGCAGTGGCGCTGCCTTGGCCATGGCCTAAATCCTGCACTGAATGTAGTCGTCCTCGGGCGGCTCGACGGCGCCGGTCTCGATGCCGTCGACAGTGCGCGCCTCGCCCATGAACTGTTTGTAGTCGCGCTCGATCTGCGCCTTCTTGCCCTCGGACTGCGTCAGCCGCTCCACACTCTCGAGCGCCAGGCGCGCCGCGAGGCCCTCGCAGAACATCGGGTCCATCTTCGGCACCTGCGTCACGTCCGCAATAAACCGCAGCATGATGTAGCTGTAGGTGCTCGAAACGATGTAGCCGTCCTGGATTTCCCAGTCGTCGTAAGGTAGGCCGCTGGGCGCGCCGAGGTAGCTGACGCTGCCACGCTTGGGGTCCTGCGGGCATTTGCGCAGGTAGCCGTTCGGCAGCATGAACACGTTGCGCGTGGTGGTCTGGTCGCTGGGGCCAGTGCCGATCGGGTAGGTAAGGTTGATCTGCGCCAGCGTGCCGTATTGCTTCTGCCACTGGCTGGACACCGTGGAGGTGGTGAAGTTCGGCGCCCAGGGCGAGCGCGCGCCATAGGTGCCCCAGAAGCCCGTGGTGGTCGTGGGGTCGTGCCCGACGTTGCTGCCGGCCAGGGAGTAGTAGATGATGCCGTCGATGCCCATGACCGTCGCGTTGGCGGCGTAGGTGATCCCGACTTGCCACGGCAGGCCGCTGCCATTGTAGAGCGGCGGCGTCTGGCCGATGTTCAGGTCGAACATGCTCATGAAGGTGTAGCCGCCATAGCTGACCACGTTGCCGCGCACATAGGTGGTGCTGCTCGACCATGCGCTGGCGGTTGTCGGCACCGCAACGTTGCCGTTGGTGAGCGACGCGAAGATGTAGGTCGAGCCCGCGTTGTTGGTGGTGTAGACCAGTTCGCCAGCGAAATAGGTCGGCGGGTTCTGGGCCACCGAGCCGGTGACCGCGGACTGCTGCACCCACGCGATGCTCGAGCCCGGCATGTTGTTCAGGTTGTTGTTGATCTGCGAGGCCCACAGATTGCCGATCACGTCCGCTACCACCGCGCCGAGCGAATAGGTGGTCGTCGCGGACCATGCGGGGCCGGTGGAGAAGCCGGAGGAAGCCGGCGGATTGAAGGGGTTCACGCAGAGCGAGCCGAAGAACACGTCCCACTGCAGACTGGCGCCGGGCGTGTTGTTCAGGTTGTTCAGTGCCGAGGACTGCCAGATCACGCCGTTGCCGCTCGGGTCCAGCACGATCGCGCCTGGGCCGTAGCTGATTGCCGCGGACCACAGGTTCGGCACGAACAGGAAGGTCGCGGAGTTGATCGGGCGCAGCGCGGCCAGCTTGGTCGAGAACGCCCAGGTGTTGCGGCGAAGTTCAGCGTCGCGCAGCTTGTCGTAGTTGAAGTAGAACTCCTGCTGCTGCTGGCTGCCGTCCTGGATCGAAAGCGCGGCCGAGGTGATCCGCTTCACACCGCAGTGCTGGCAGGCTCGGTTCGCGATGTCGAGCGAAGTCTGGAATGGGAGGTCGGTCATGTGCCCCTCCCGTTAAGCGAGCGTGCGGGCGCCCTTGAACCCGTGCAGGGTGACAGCGGCGTTCAGGTTGCCGGCGCCCCCGCTGGGCAGCGTCAGCACGACGGCAGTGTTCTGCGCGGCGCCGGCGAGTGGTTGCATGAACTCCACGACGGTCTGGGTTACGCCGCCGGTGGCGATGGCCTGGACCTGCACCGGGACGGTGATGGTGCCGCCGAGCAGCCCGGTGATCGTGGCCAGCACGACTGCAGCCGCGGTGGCGCCGCCCATGTAAATCTCGAAGCCCGTCACATACCAGAACAGGTTGGCGTCGGCGGCGAGCGTGGCGGTGGCCGTGGCGGCCGCGACGTTGCCGGACGAGGCACTCGTGACATCCGAGATGATGAAATTGCGGGTTGACATCGGGCGCTCCTACGGCGGAAGGGTGCTGTTGGCCGAGGCGAAAGTCACGATGCCCAGCAGGCAGCCGTTGAGGACAGCGCAGCCGGTGACCACCGTGGTGTCCACCTGGCAGATCATGTTGGACGATGTGGTGATCGACGTGGTGTTGGCGAGGTCAGTCTGGATCGTCCCGATGTTGTTGACGACCAACGTGCCCTGCGCCTGGATGGTCGTGTTGGCGTTGACCACGGCGGTCACCAGCGTGTTGATCGCGGCGATGTCGTTGGTCATCGTCGCCGTGATGGTGTTGCCGACCACGAGGAGGCCCGTCAGCGTGGTCAGGGTGCCCTGGGCGGACACCAAGCTGCCGGACTGCGTCACCGCCTGGGAGACGATCAGGGCGGCCTCAGTCGACGCCGAGTTGGCCACGGTGGTCATCAGGCCGAGCGAGGCTGAGATGTTCGACACGTTGATGGGGACGAGCCCCACGGTGTCCACCGTG